CGGCGCGAACTGGGTGCCAATCAAATGCGCCCGTGAGTCGAGCTACAACACTGACAGCACCTACAACCTCGCCGGCGCGAATTCCATCCAAGGGTGGACGGTGCCGGTGGCGGGGTTCCCCCAATTCCGCTATCGCCTATCGGCGGCGCTGACTGGAACGACCCCGCAAGCGCTCATTACGACCATCGTGTCGTCTGCGCCGGATGTGTCCATCGTGACCGCCGGCCTGGACCCACAACAAGCGTTGCATCCGGGTGCGCTGACGCTGCAGGCACAGCAGTTTCTCGCGATTGGCGCATCCTCGGCGCAATCGGCAGCGGTTCAGGCAACGACCAACCGGGTTGTGCTGAGTGCGACGTCTGCGTGCTGGGTGGCGCTTGGCGCGAACCCGACCGCCTCTGCCGCCGCGGGGAGCATCTACGTCCCCGCCAACTTCCCGATGCCGCCGATTGTGGTGACGCCAGGCGTGACCAAGATCGCTGTGATTCAGGCATCCGCTGCTGGGTCGCTTTCGATCATTGAGTCGGTGTAGGGCTCGCTGGAAGATGGCGGCACGATAGTGTTTTTGCTATCGACGGGACTGAAAGATGTCAAATTTCTCGGGTGAGTATCCCAGGAATTGAGTGTCGCGATAGGAAAAGACTAAATGTCTCGCAAAAGGCGCGATCCTGAGGTGGAGGCCTTCGCGCGGCGCCCTCGGCCGCCCGGCGCTCTATTCGATGCTGAAAATTGGTTTCGGCGCTTCATGCCGGCTGATGGTGTGGCCGAATGGGTTGAAGCCTGCCTGATGCGCGAAGGCTCCCCGCTCCATAACGCCGATCACCAGCATCTAAGGGACGCCGACATCGCCTACCTTTGGGCGAACCAGCAGAACACGAGCAAGATGCGCCGCGTCGTCGGCCAGTGCGAGGAAGTGACGTTTCGTTCCGGTGCGTGGCAGAAAGGGCGCCAAGAGCAGCAGATGGAAGAGTGGTTCGGGCGTGTCCCAACCTACCTCATTACGTTTGATGCGCGGTACGCCGCAGAGTGCTCCGATCTGGAGTGGTGCGCGCTTGTGGAGCATGAGCTTTACCACATAGCCCAGCGCACGGATGAATTCGGGGCGCCGGCCTTCACCCAGGATGGGTATCCCAAGTTGGGGCTGCGCGGGCACGACGTGGAAGAGTTCGTCGGCATTGTCAGGCGCTATGGCGCGGGTGCCGGTGCAGGCGATACGGCCAAGTTGGTTGCCGCCGCGCAGAGGGATCCAGAAATTGGGGCGCTCAACATCGCACAGGCTTGTGGGACGTGCCTACTGAGGGCCGCGTAGCTTTCCCTTCTCTTATACAGAATTTCACATTATGGCAACGCTCAATGATGACGTGAAGGCGTTCATCGTCCGGGCGCTGGCCTGCTTTGACGCCCCGACTGACGTTTGCCGTCAGGTGAAAGAGGAATTCGGCATCGAGGTCACGCGCCAGCAAGTCTCGGCGTATGACCCGAATCGGCGCATAGCGAAAGACCTCAGCGCAAAATGGCGTGCGGTTTTTGATGAGACTCGAAAGAAGTTTCTCGACGACGTTTCGACCATCCCCATTGCCAACCAGGCGTTCCGTCTTCGCGCGTTGAATCGAATGTATGACCGTGTTCAAGGTCAGGGGAATATGGCGCTCGCCGCCCAACTCATTGAGCAGGCTGCCAAGGAATCGGGCGGGGCATTCACCAATCGCCGGGAGATGACCGGCAAGGATGGGGCTCCACTGATCCCGCCCAAGAGCGCGCAGGACATGACTGATGACGAACTCGCCGCCTACATTGGAGCAAGCGGCGCAAGAGCTGTGGATTCGCCGCAGGGCTAGAGAGGATGTTCTCTCGTACGCTCAAGCGATCGAGATTCCCGGCAAGCCCGCCGGCGAAGATCCGGACACCGAATTCTTCGAGCCCATCGAAACCACGATGGCGCAACACCACCGCCTCATTCTTGAGACGATGGAGCGGGTCAGCAAGACTCCGCATGGGCGGGCGATGTTCTTCATGCCGCCCGGGAGCGCGAAGAGCACGTACGCATCAGTGGTGTTCCCGTCGCGCTATCTCGGTGCGGAGAAGAATCGCAAGGTCATTCTCGCCAGCTATGGCGACGACCTGGCTCGCAAGATGGGGCGCCGCACGCGCTCGATCATCAAGCAAAAGCGGTTCAAGGGGATCTACGGCTGCGAATTGACGACTGAATCGTCGGCCGCGCAAGAGTTCTCGCTGACAAACGGCAGCGAGTACATCGCGACCGGCATTCTGGGCGGGGTCACTGGTAACCGCGCCAACGGGATCATCATCGATGATCCGGTGAAGGGCCGCGAACAGGCGGATTCGCCGACGATCCGTGACAAGACGTGGGATGCCTATAACGACGACCTGAAGACACGCCTGATTCCTGGCGGGTGGGTCGTTCTTATCCAGACGCGCTGGCACGAAGATGATCTAGCCGGCCGCATCCTTCCCGAAGACTGGAAGGGCGAAAGCGGCCCAATCCTGTGCCGCGACGGAAACGTCTGGGAAGTCGTCTGCCTGCAAGCGCGATGCGAGGTCCAGAACGACCCGCTCGGACGGAAGATCGGTGAGTACCTGTGGCCGCAGTGGTTCACAGAGAAACACTGGGCGCAGTTTCAGAACAACGTCCGCACGTGGGCGTCGCTCTATCAGCAGTTGCCGCGCCCGCTTGAGGGCACGCTGTTCAAGGTCGAAAACATGCTGGTCGATGGCCAGCCTGTTCCGATGCCGAATGGGTGCGATGTGGTCTTTGCGGTGATCGACTCGGCTTTGAAGGTAGGCGATAAGAACGATGGAACGGCCGTCACGTATGTGGCGCGCAACAAGTTCTTTGGACATCCGTTGACCATCATTGACTGGGATATCACGCAGATCGAATCCGATTTGATTGCGGATTGGTTCCCGTCTGTCATTGCGCGACTCGTCGAGCTCGGGAAGCTGACAGGCGCCCGAATGGGCGTGATCGGCGCCTTCGTGGAAGACAAAGGAAGCGGCATCACTTTGCTTCAGCGCGCGACTCGCAATGGCTGGCCCGCTCATGCCATCGACAGCAAGCTCACCTCAATGAGCAAGGACGCTCGCGGGACGGGCGTGTCCGATTTCGTGCATCACGGCAAAGTCAAGATCGCCGACCACGCCTACAACAAGGTTCTGGAATACAAGGGCCGCACCCAAAACCATCTGCTAACCCAAGTATTCGGATATCGCCTTGGCGTGCCGAACCAATCGGACGATTTGTACGACACGACGGTCTATAGCATCGCCATCGGATTGGGTGATTCGGAAGGACTGTAACGGCTGCTTTTGTGGCCGCACTAAAGCGACCATATGAGCGACAACAGCACCATCGTAATCCCGGGCTCTGCGCTCGGGACGGCTCTGACCGATCTGCTGATGGCCGACGAAATGGAGCCGGGCTCCGATGTCAGCTATCAGCTCGCCAAGATCCTTTATCTCTACCATCCGCTTGGCGCCAAGATGGCCGAGTTGCCGGTTGAGATGGCGATGAGCCAGCCGCGAACCATCACGATTCCGGGTTCTCCTGAATCGACGGTCAGGGAGGCATTCGAGCGCGAATGGGCCGCACTTAATGCGAACGCTCTGATCTTCCAGACGAAGACGCTCTCCCGCATCTATGGGGTGGCCTCCCTCGCATATGGCGCCGAAGGGGTGCCGACTGATCGCCCGATCGACCCGAAGGATTTGCCGAGCCTTGATGTCTATTTCAATACGCTCGACCCGCTGAACACGGCCGGTAGTCTCGTCCTGAATCAGGACCCGAATGCACCGGACTTTCTGAAGCACGCAGCGATTGCGGTATCAGGAAAACCATACCACCGGTCACGCGCCGTCGTGGTGATGAACGAAAACCCGGTCTATCTCGGGTATTCGAATTCAGCGTTTGGCTATGTCGGCCGCTCGGTCTATCAGCGTGCGCTTTTCCCGCTGAAGTCGTTCGTTCAGTCGATGATCACCGATGATCTGGTGACGCTCAAAGCGGGCTTGCTGATCGCCAAGATGAAGGGTGCGGGCAGCATCGTTGACAACCTGATGCTGTCGCTGGCCGGTAACAAGCGGCAAATGATCAAGGAGGCGCAGACCGGCAATGTTCTGAATATCGATATCGCGGAAGACATCGAGACGCTGAACATGCAGAACACCGACGTCGCCATGACGACGGCGCGCAAGAACATCATCGAGAACATCGCCTCGGCGGCGAGAATGCCGGCGAAGTTGCTGTTGTCGGAATCCTATGCCGAGGGATTCGGCGAGGGATCGGAAGACGCGAAGGACATCGCGCGGTACATCAGTGGCGTCCGCAAGGATATGCAACCGCTGTATGACTTCTTCGATCCGATCGTCATGCATCGGGCATGGAATCCTGAGTTCTACAAGACCATTCAGGACCAGTTCCCGGAATACAAGAAGATCCCATACAACCGCGCTCTGTACGACTGGAAGAACGCCTTTCATGCTGAGTGGCCGAATCTTCTGGAAGAGCCCGAGTCGGAAAAGGCCAAGGGCGAAGATGTCAAGCTGAAGGCCATCATTGCGATGGTCGAAGTCATGTTGCCGCAGATGGACCCCGAGAACAAGGCGACTCTGCTGGACTGGGCTGCGTCAAACTTCAACGAGTGCAAAGCGCTGATCCAGCACCCGCTGCTGCTTGATATTCAGGCGCTGATTGATTACACGCCACCCCAACCGGTCGATCCTGTAGAGCCAAAGCCGTTCTCATCGGAGGCGTAAATGGCCTCTTTCTACAAGACCATTGAAGCCGCAATTGCCGACATCACGGCACACGGCTTCGATAGCCAGGCGCGCATTGATCGGTGGCTGACGGAGATTGAGCTAGCCGCCAAGGATTCGGCCATGCCGGATCACCTCATTCAGGAAACGATGTCGCGCGCCATGCACGGTATCTACAGCAGGATGGTTGATGGTGGCGGCTATACCCAGATCCATAAGGGAGTCTCGCGCTTCACGATCGAGCGGTTGAAGCCGAAGCTTCGCGCCGAGCTTGATCGCCGAATCATGGCGAGTTCAAGCCTG